TAAATAAAGTTGATATGTTTCCACAAGCCACGTTGACCTGTTTCCATAGTTAGTGGTGATAGGTTCCCACAAAACCAAAAAGCACCCAACCAAATTGACTGAGTGCGAGATTAAACGGCTATGCTTTAATTGTAATCACTTCACCATCCTTGAAAGTAAATTCAATTTTGCTTTTGAAGATGGTGATTTTTTCTATCAGGAGGCGAACTAGTTTCTCATCAAATTTGGTGAGGCCACCCTGGTAGGTCTGGAAGAAGGATTGGATGTTTTTGAGATTGGAGCGTTTGATATCGTGGTCGATTTCCTGTTGGATGAGTTGCTCACGTTGCTTCCGTAAGGCTTGGACTTGCTCGGTTAATTGCTCGACATTCTTATTGTGGGTACTCATGCTCAAGAGTAGTAACTGCTGGTCTTCTAATTGTTGGTCAAGGTCATCAAGACTGGGGCCAGTAGTTCCCTTAGTGACTTTAAGAATATTGGCTGCGATTTGCTTATCGGCGAGTTGGTGTTGCTGGATTAATTCGTTCATGGCCTTTAAGCTAGCTTCTTCAAGGTCTGCTTCAGTAATTGTCCGTCCCATGCAGCGTTTTCCTTTATGGTTCCAGTGAAGGCGGGAGTAACAGCGCCAAACGTTGACCTTTTCGACTTCGCCAATCCTTGGTCGATACCAAACGCACCGGGTGTAGATGTCCTTGCAGCGACCACAGTAGACAATCGAGGAAAAGCAATAGGCGTTAGTATAGCCGTGGTGATGACCACCTTCAGTTGTGAAGCCCTCTCGGCGCATATCCAAGAGCTTCTGGACTTGGTAGAAGACGGCACGGGAGATAATAGCAGGGTGGTTGTTCTCTACATAGTACTGTGGCACTTGGCCATCATTCTTGACCCGCTTCTTGGTTAAGAAATCTACCGTATAAGTTTTCTGCAAAAGGGCATCACTGATGTATTTTTCGTTACGGAGAATCTTGATAATCCCAGACGAATGCCACTGCGTCCGACCAATACCATTTTTAAGGCCTTCTTTGGTTAACTCGCGGGCAATTTCAATCGCACTTTTTCCCGTCAGGCATTCGTAGAAGATCCGCTTAACGACTTTGGCTTGTTCAGGATTAATGACCAGATTGCCATCATCATCTTTATCGTAGCCAAGAAAACGTGCAGTGTTGACGATTACTTGGCCGCGTTGATAGCGGTACTGAAGGCCAATCTTGATATTGCGCGAAATGGATTCACTTTCTTGTTGGGCAAGTGATGCCATAATGGTAATTAGGACTTCACCCTTGGCGTCCATCGTGTTGATATTTTCCTTTTCAAAGAAGACCGCAACATGAAGTTCTTTTAATTCCCTGATATATTGCAAGCAGTCGATGGTGTTCCGGGCAAACCGGCTGATGGACTTGGTGACGATGAGGTCAATTTTACCTTGCTTGGCATCATTAATCATCTGATTGAACTGATTCCGCTTCTTAGTGTCAGTCCCAGAAATTCCATCATCGGCATAGATGCCAGCTAGTTCCCACTTGGGGTTCTTGGTGATGAATTCTTTATAGTGGGCTACTTGGGTTTCATAACTTGATGCTTGATCCTCGTAGAGGGTTGAGACTCGGCAATAGGCAGCTACTTTGAGCTTAGTCTTAGCTTCTTCAACTTGTCGGTTTCGATTACCTTGTTTGATTTGGGCGGGGATAATTCTAACTTTCGCCATAGACTTCCACCTCACTGTAAATTAATTGATAGATATGTTCAGCCTGTTTAAAAGCATCATCAGAGTATCTATTGATGATCCCGCGGTAAAACTTGGTGGGCGGAGTTGGTTGCTTTTTAGGCTTCCGGACAATCTGCTTTTTCAGTTGCTTCTGTACCTGCTTGAAGTTGGTAGTGGTAATGATTTGTGGGTAGCCGTCTCCACCAACATATTTATTTGAAGTTAAGATTCGCAAAACAGAAGTATGAGTTAAGTTAAATTGGCGCGCTAGATGATTGCGAGTCTGGCCAGCAAGAAAACCAGCGAAGATTTGCTTGATTACATCAGCTTGGTCAGGGTTGATGACAATTTGTCCGGCTTGCCATTGATAACCATATTTAAGCTTTGACATGATGTTTACTCCCTTCAGTTAGATTTAATCCACACTTGAGGTGGAAAGTAAGATTATGGTCTTGATCGACCGTGATTGATTCAATAATTTGTTCAAAGAGCTCGGCGTTGAACGCTGTTAAATAGTTGCTTCTTTGGCATAGTTTCAAGAGTTCATGAGTCAGTGGCAATTTGGAATTTTGGCCACCTAATAGTTGCTTGAGGCGCTCAATTTCACTTTGCAGGTTGGCAATTTCCTGCTCAAGTTCGGCATCTTGCTTAGTAAAGAAGTCCTTTTCAATCAGCTCTTGTTTTCTGAGCTGTTGGAGATTATCTTGTTTATCTTTGGCTTCTTTGAGTTCGGTTTCAACTTGGCTGAGTTTAGCTGCCTGTTCCTGGTTTTGATCGGCCTGGAGTTGTTCGACTAATGGTTCTAATAGGAACTTCTGGCTAAAGATCAGCTTGTTTACCATGGTGCAAAAGGCAAGATGCAGGGCGTCTTCACGAATCGACTTCACTGGGCAATCTTTAGCACTCTTAATGTGGGTTTGACAGCCCCAGCAGACTTTGCCACTACGGCTTTGTCTTTTAAACAGCTTCTGGCAATTTCCACAGTAGATTTTGCGACTAAAAGTATGTCTTTGTGGCTTAGCCTTTGCTTGTGGATAAAATTTTCGCTTGAGCATGATGATCTTTTGCACCTGTGTAAAAGTGGCTTGATCAATAATCGCTGGGTGGTGTTCTTCAATGATGATTTTGCCTTGTTCACCTTGGTTAGGGTGGCGGTGGTATTCATCATCCGTGAAAGTCTTTTGAAACTCGGTCGTGCCCAAGTAGACCGTATTTTGTAAAATTCCTCGAATAGTGGAGTCATGCCACTTGCCGTTTCGTTTCGTGGAAATAGCTTGTTCATTGAGCGTTTGGGCAATCTGGCCAGGGCTTTTACCCTCGATTGTCCAATTGAAGATTCGGAGCACCACTTTTCGTTCAATCGGATCAATTATTAAATCCCGATTGGCATCTTTTTGGTAGCCGTAGGGGGGAAGCGAATAATGAAACACTCCGTTACTGGCACGCTGTTGATAACCTAAGCGGACATTATGGGCAATTGATTGTGATTCATCCTGAGCTAAACTACCCAGTACCGAGAGGATTAATTCACTATCCATACTGTCGGTGTTGATGTTTTCTTTCTCAAAAATGACGGGAATATCCAGTTGTTTAAGCTGGCGAATGATTCGCAAGCAGTCAGTGGTGTTGCGCGAGAAGCGACTGATCGATTTGGTTAACACCAGGTCAACTTGCCCGTTTTGGCAATCCTTTAACAGCGCTTGTAAGCCAGGACGGTTTTGCGCTTTGGTGCCAGAGATGCCATTATCATAGTAGATTTTATGCAGCAGCCAGTTAGGTTGCTGCTGGATGTAGCTTTTAAAATGATCTTGTTGATTAGCTAGGCTGTCTTCTTGTTCATCACTATTAGTTGAAACCCGGCAATAAGCAGCTACTTGTAAGGTTGCCTGGACTTTTGATTGTGGTTTAGTAAGTTTAGTTACGCTTGTCATTTTATGTACCTCCTTTCATCAGTGTGTGATGTTAGCTCTAAAACCTTGATATAGCAACGATTCAGACCATTAACTCAGCTAATAGTGGTGGGAATGATTGCCGGTTTAATTTTTCAATTTCTTCAAACTGACTTTGATTGATTAGTCCGCGAGCTAGAAAATCTTCTGCGATGGCTTGGGCTTGATGGTAGTGCAAGTCATCAATGATTTCTTGGGTCGTAATTTTAAATTCCATTTTCGGTTTATCCATTGTAATCACCTCTATTTAATAGCCAGGAAAAATCGAAAAATAAACCTGTGCAAAAGAAAAAAGCCTGCGGAAATTAATCCACAGGCCAAACAGGAGGTTATTGATCATTATGATCGTCATTTTTACCGTGCAATTGTTTGAGCACTTCCTTGAGTTTTTCAGGAACAGGCAAGCCTAGGCGAGAGGCATTTTCCAATAGTGAGATTCCTTCATTGGAAACATAGAAGAAAATCGTGGCAGTGCGAATTGCGGAGCCATTTTTAAGTAGGTAGACATCCAGGGCATGAGCGATTCCTACCAAAACTAAGATGAGGACTTTACGCATAATGCCCTTAAAGCCAATTTCACTGGATAGCTTCCGTTCACTGATGGCACAAAGGACACCAGTCAGATAGTCCACCGCCATGAAAATCAACAGGACATAAAGTAGGTCATCCAAGCCGCCTAAGAACCAGCCTAAAAAGGCTCCGACAATCCCAAACCATGAATTGATGGGAAAGGCACTTATACTAATCTTCATTTGGTGGTCGCACTCCTTTACTATAATTTGCTTTGATTTCTAAGTATTCATTCCGATACTTAACGTTATCAATAAAACCAATGTTGTAGCCCCGGCCATCAAACCAAATATTGGTTTTTTCGTCGATGTCTGGGCGATAGCGCACGATAAAAGAGAGCTGCTTTTCGAGTTTTACTGAAACTGCAGTATAGTATTCTTGTCCATGAAGAGCAGAGACTTTAGCCCAGACATTGGCAAAGACAACATTTCTTTCCAATGGCTGATAAGTATTAGGATTACGGCCATAGGTTTCGATTTTCATTAATTGAATCCGCTGGTTTAATTCGCCAATATCAGCAATCTTGCTGGTTCGGTTATTTTGTTTTTGCATCTAAAAGGCCTCCTTTCGATAAGGTGTTAAGATAGCCCGCAGAAACTTGACCATGGTATCAAAGTCCGCTGTTTCCCGGTACTCATAAAGATAAGCCAAGCAGTAGAGGACAGCGGTGTGGATATCTTCTGGCACCTGATCGAATGAACTGAGTGGTTGGCGCAGAATATTTTCGACGATTGTGGTAGCAGATTTGATTAAGCGGGTAATCAGTTGGTCTTCGCTAGTGCCATCAATCCTTAAGTAGGTCTTAGCTTCATCCAAACTAACAATTTCCACAAAATCCCCCCCTTACTTAGCGGCCATTGATAGGTATTTGATAGCTTCAGGCAAGATTACCTTAGCATCGACACGTTGTGAACCTAAAAATCCCACTTGACCAGTTACAGCGTAGAGTTCGTTGAGACGTTTGAAGGTTCGGCCTTGACGATCGGCAATCCAGTAGTAGTTGAAGTCTCCAAATAAAACCGGCTTGTTGCTGGCAGCTAAAGTTGGCATGTATTGACTGGTAAGAAC